AGCTGATCGCGAAGCCACAGGCCATGTACGAGGCCGGGAAGCGCTGGGCCAACACCGGTCGCCGGTCAGTCATCCACGCACACCTTCGCGACGCCCGCCTCGACGCTGACCGCACGAGCCGCGAGGAAATCGCCCGCAAGGCCAGGTACTTCGAGGCCAACAACGCGATCGTCAATCGGCTGGCTGACCTGTTCGAACAGTACACGGTCGGAGCGAACGGCCTGACGGTGATCCCGTCGTCATCGGACGAGACGTTCAACCAAGCCGCCGCCGCCGAGTTCTCCGCGTGGTGCGCACGGTGCGACTTCAACGGGCAACTCTCGTTCCAGTCCATGCAGAGCCTTCTGGCCCGCGCATGGTTCATCGACGGCGAGGCGTTCGCGTTGAAGACCTCGAACATGGGAGCCCCGGCGGAACCCAGGCTCCAACTGATCGAGACCCACCGAGTTTCCTCGCCGCACGATCCGCGCAACACGCGGGTCCATGACGGTGTGGCGCTGGATGCCTTCGGTCGTCCGGTTGGGTTCTACGTGGACACCGCGATCCCGGGAGCCGTCAACGCCGTCCACGAACTGAAGGCGACCAAGGACCTCGTCCACATCTGGGAGCCTTCGCGCATCGGCCAGCTTCGCGGGCTGTCGTTCCTCTACCCTGTCCTGAACGACGTTCACGACCTCGACGACCTCGGCATCTACGAGATGGCCGCGGCGAAGACCGCCGCGGAAAAGACGACCATCATCAAGACCGAGTCCGGCGAGTTGACCCCGGGTCAGTTCGAAGAGATGACCCGGTCGAAGTTCACCGGCGAAGGCATCAATTCGCAGGGCGAGGCGACCACAGAGCAACGCCAGGAGTTTTACAGCAAGTCAATCCCAGGCCGCACGGTGGTCGCGTTCCACGGCGATTCCGTCGAGGAGTTCGTGAGCCAACGCCCAAGCGTCGCGGTGCAAAACTTCTGGGACCACATCATCGCCAAAATCTGCGTTGGCGTGGGCATGTCCAAACTCCTCGTGTTCCCGCACTCCATGCAGGGCACAGTGGTGCGCGCTGACCTCGACGTGTGCGATGCCTGGTTCCGCTCCCGGTCCTCCGTGATGCAAGGGAAGGTGGTCGAGGTCTACCAGTGGTGGTTGCAATGGGCCGTCGAGAACGTCCGCACGCTGCGCACCCCGCCGCCCGATTTCCTCCGCTGCACCGTTCGCGCCCCGCGGTCTGTGAAGGTGGACGTGGGGTATGACTCCGCCGCCGTCATCGCGGAACTCAAGGCTGGCATCCGCACTATGGAATCCATCTGTGCGCCGATGGGTGAGGACTGGCGGAACGTGATGCGCCAATCCGCCGCGGAAGCCGCCTTCATCAAGCAGCTTGCCTCCGACACTGGCGTCGCCTCATACGAGATCGCCAGCAAGGCCTACGAGAGCGCAGCGCAACGCGCAGCGACACCCACCCAGCAACCCCGACAACTCGCCGCATGAGCAACGCCACCCAAGTTTTCAACACCATCGCCCAGGGCCGTGGAGGCTCCGCGCCTGTTCGCCCGTGGTTCAACATTTCCGCATCCGCCGATGAGCACACGATCCTGATCCACGACCAGATCGGGAAAGACTGGTGGACGGACGACGGCATCGCCTCCAAGGAGTTTTCCGAAGCGCTCCAGAAGGTTCCGGCCGGTCGCAAGATCAAGGTTCGCATCAACTCCGGCGGCGGAAGCGTCCACGACGGTCTTGCGATTTACACCGCTCTAGCGGAACGCCGGAAGGACGTGACGGTTATCGTTGACGGCGCTGCCGCCTCGATCGCGTCCGTGATCGCCTTGGCAGGCTCCAAGACCGTCATGCACAAGGGCACGCTGATGATGGTTCACAACCCTTGGTCTCGCGTGACCGGCGACGAGCACACCATGCGCAAGGCGGCGGACATGCTCCGCATCCACGGCGACGCCATCGCGAACGTCTACGTCGAGCGGACCAAGAAGCCCAAGGCGGAAATCCTCGCCCTGATGGACGCGGAAACGTGGATGACCGGGGAGACTGCGGTTTCCCTCGGGTTCGCCACCGACGCCACCGACGACGTGGTGTCCAACTCAATCTCCCACGAAATCCTGAACGCGGCACCCGAGGCCGTCCGCGTCGCAGTGCTGAACGCCTCCCGTGCCCGGTCGGTTTCCGGGGTCAACGACAATCCCATCATGAATCGCGACCAACTGCTCGCGCTCCTGAAGCGGCACGGCGTCAACGTTCCCGAGAACGCCACCGACGCGCAGCTTCAGGCGCTCCTCGACTCCACGCTCGCCCGGGCCTCCGCTGGCACCGGCACTCCCGCCGCTGGATCCACCAACACCCCGCAGGCTGCCACCCAGCCGCCCGCGCAACCTGCCCCGACTCCCGCTGCTCCCGCTGCTGCCACGGACCCGACGATCGTCCAGATGCAGGCGCAGCTCGACACGCTCCGCCGCGAGCGTGACACCGAGCGCGCCAGCCGCATCGGCCGCGAGGTCGACGCCTTGGTCGCGGACAACCGCATCCCGGGCAACAGCCGGGAGGAATGGGTTCGCCGCGCCACCACGGACGAGACCGTCCTGAACGCTCTCCGCTCCCTGCCGCAGAACACCCCGGGGACGTCGCCGGTTCACTCGATCCGGATCACCGCCGAGGATCCCACGATCATCTGCAACGAACTCGCCCAGATCCGGACTCGGGTTTCCGCCGGCGACCGCTTCAACCCGAACACTGCCCGTGGCAATGGCTTGGTGTTCGCGAACGAGTACCGCCGGAACCGGGACCGGATCTTCCCGCTGATCCAGAACACCAACACCATCGCCACCGAGCTGAAGCGTCAGGTGTTGTTCCAGGAGGCAATCGAAGGCTTCGCCATTGCGCTGCTCCCGCTGAACGCGTTCTCGACGGTCCTTGGCGGTGTCACCCTCGAAGGCACGAACAAGGTCAACGTGCCTTTCATCGACTTGGTTGGCGTCGCCAGCGTCGCCTTCAACGGCACGTATGCGATGGCGGACACCACGACCGCATCCCGCGAGGTCAACGTCGACCAGCGTCTGGTTCAGGCGTTTTCGTACACTTCCGACGAACTCCGCCGGCAGCCCGCGCTGAACATTCTGACCCACATCAAGAAGCGCGTGGAGCGCCTCGGGTACGACGTGGTGCAGTCCGTTCTCGGCAAGGTCACCGCAGCGAGCTTCGGAGCCGCCTCCTTCACGGGTGCCGCCGCTTCCTTCGACTCTGACGACATCGCCGACCTGGCTGGCGTGTGCTCCACGGCCAACTGGGGCAACATGCGGTCGCTGATCCTCAGTGTCACCTACCACACTTCGCTCCTGAAGGATTCCACCATCAAGAGCGCGCTCGGGTACGGTGGCGTGGAAGGTGTCCGCGACGGTCGCCCGCCTCGCGTCAACGGGTTCGACATCTACGAGGCCAACTTCATTCCCGCCAACGGCGAGAACCTCGTGGGTATGGCCGCGAACCCTGCCGGCCTGTTGTTCGTCAACGCGCCGATCACCCCGACGCCTGACGTTCTCCAGAACCTGAGCCAGTACGAGGCGATTGTGGATCCCGCGACTGGGGCAACGTTCGAGTTCCGCCGCTGGGGTTCTCCGGACACCGACACGACCAAGCAGGTCATTGAGTGCAACTTCGGGTCTGCCTACGGCAACGCCGCCGCCATCAAGCGCCTCGTTTCCGCCTGATCCTGAACCACCAGAAAGGAACCAAGAACATGAAGCGAATCTTCAACTTCCTCCTGACCGTGCTGGCCGCAATGGCTGTCACGCTCACGGTCTCGGCCCAGCGATGGGTGAGCGGCACGTCGACCGACATCGGCGCCACCAACACGTATTTCATCGCCCGGGCAGACCTCGCTGGTCAGCCGGTCGTGAGTTACTTCTCCGCGACCTCCGACAAGGCCGCTTCGACTATCAAGGGTTACTCCACGGCCGCGGGCATTCCCGTGACCGCAACCGCCGCCTCCGGGCAGGCAGTCGTCACCCACGCGAGCGGTGCGTCCGCGTTCGCAGCCAACGACATCGTGATCGTTCGCAGCGTGGCCAACAACACGTACCAGCGGGTGGTCGTGGCGAGCGACACGTCGACCAGCGTGACGTTCAACGAGAACCTGAACTTCGCACTGGCCGCTGGGGACCAACTCTACATCGCGACCGTGAACTCGCAGATCCCGGTTGCCGCTGCCACCGTCAGCGTCATCAGTGAGACGTTCGTCGGGACTGAAGGCCGCCCGTTCCTGATCGACCTGGACGGCACCAGCGCCAGCCAGATTAACGCCATCACCGTCGAGTACAAGTCGACGCGATAACTACCCCGCGGGCTCGGAGAGGGATCCCGCAACGAACCCCGTGCGCCGAGGCGCGGGGATTTCAACCAAGACCACCACCATGCGAACCGCAATCACAGTCGCCACGCAGCACGACGGGGGAGTCGTTTTCCTGTCCGACACCACGGTCCCGATCCAGACGCAGAAGGAGGAGATCAAGCGCCTGAAGGGGCTCCGACAGCATGCCGAATTTTCGTCCGTCGAACTCTGGGAGTCTACCAGCGGGGTCACGTCCCGCGTGAAGTTCAGCAATCCGAAGGCCGCAGCGCCTGC